GGCGAGATTTGAAATCCGTATATCGCGACAAGATCGGTTGAAACCGGAAGATCAACCGTGATTTCGGCGCCGTCGCTGTCATCGGTTGTCGTCGACGTGAACGCGGAACGCTTTAGCGCGAGCGGAAGATAATCGTTCGGCGCATCTTCGTCCGGCGCTTGAAAGCTTTCGACGCGCTGCCCCGACGTGTAATAGAAGTTTTGATACGTGCCGACGAAGCGATAAAGTTCGATTGGCTTTCCGCCATGCTTCGAAACTTCGCTGTCTTCGTAAGTTGGCATTAGTCGACCGTCCGAAGGTTGATCGTCACAACCGAATGCGACGCGCTATGCAAGGTCGAAACTGTATCGTCGGCAATCCGACACTTCAAGAGCAAGCCGAGAGTTTGCCCCGTCCAAGTGCCAGCGGGCAGCGCCGGGGAAAAGGTGAGCGTATCGCGCCCCAGGGCGGTTGCAACGCCGGTCACGGTCGCAAAGTGTTGCGTGCCGTCGGGTTTGGTAATGGCGATCGTGCCGAAGGCTTCCTTGCCCTGAAAAACGGTGCTGTACGCCGTGTCGGCGATGACGATCGTTGATCCCCCGCCGACGGCAGCCGTATGGATTTCAAAGTCGGGCCTGAATGTGGGCATGAAGAACGGGTTCGTTGATCCCCGACAATAGTCGGCGAACGTCTTCCACCATGCCCAATCGTCGGGATTGAAAGTTCGATTGCAGAGGAACGAAAGCGCCCTGCCAAATTGCGAATTATCCCAACGCGAGCGCAACGACGGCTGCCCGCCGTAATCGGTCGCTTCAAGTCCGGTAATCAAAGTTTCCTGAAAATCAGTGCCGAAAGCGCGCTTGTTCAACACGGGATAACCGGCGAACATTTCGAGTGTTTGCGTCGCAGCTTCTGTAAGGAAAGGGTCTTGAAAGCCGTATTCGTAAAACGAAAAATTGACCTGGGCATAATCATTCGAAGTTTTGCGGATTATGGCCGCATTGCTCGCCGAATAGACGGGAACTATTGGGCAAACTCGCGCACGTTCACTGAAGGCGTTTGCAAGCGTGCCAACGATCGTAAAACCGTCGGACGTTATCGCGTTTACGGTTACGACTTCGTATTTCGTCCCTTCAAGCAAAATCGCAAGCGCGCCTTCGCGAAGGTCCGACCGCGTAGTATTGCAAACCAGGGCATTGGCCCCGATCGCAACGGCAGCCTTCAGCTTCGTTTGTTCGGTCCATAGCGGCCAATTGAACGAAGTTGAAAACTTATGAAACATAGTCGCGACGTGCCGACGAATTTCCCCTTGATCGTTGAAGAAAAACGATCCCGACCAAGATCGTTTAGGCAAACTCGCGAGCGATATCCGTTGCTCTTTCCCGTTGTCAGCCGTTAGCGTTTCGCTGGAATGAACCCAACGTTCCGTTATTTCCGTTTCGGGATTTTGCAATAGGATATCAAACGACATGTTATCCGCCCATCATTTGCTTAACGTCCGATTTACGACGGGCGATTACGTTCATAATCACTTCTTCGCCGTCTTCGCTATCCATTGCGCCGACGAAAGACTTTTCGTCAAAAAGGTTGACGATCTTCGGGTTAACCGAAACGTTCGTTCCGCCCCCGTTCTTATCGCTCGCCCGCTGTTGCGCAGGGGTTTCGATCGTCACGCGCTCGCCGCGCGAAACGTTCATATTGATATTGTTGCGATCAACGCCCGCTCTGCCGTCGACAATGAAGGCGCCGCCGTTCTGATAGCTGCCCACATTGGTTGACGCGATCTTTGCAACCATCATGCCCGTTTTGAGCGCGACGGCGGCAGCCGCGACGAAGTTCCAGGGCGGCGGAGCCGATGCAAGCGCCTTTTGCGTCGCAACGAAGCCGTCGATAGTCGCTTGCGCGATTGCCGCCGCCTTGTTGATCGCGCCGATTGCGCCATTGCCGCCTTTCGTAACGTCGGCAAGTGCGCCGAAGAAGTCCGATGCTGCCCCAAGACGCTGTTCGTCCGCCTTGATTTGAAAGGCAAGCTTCGCTCGCTGCGCTTGTTCTTCGTTCAGCACATCCATTTTACGAAGCCGATCAATTTCAGCGTAAACAGCGGCTTTGCTGTCTCGCATTTTTTGATCTTCAAGTATTGGATTTACAACGGAACCGACTTGCGATTGGACGAATTGCGATTGCTGCAAAGCGGCGTTGCGACGCATAAGCGCGTCGACTTCGCTGTTTACGCCTGCAACGTAATTCATCGAAAGAACAACGCCGTCCTTCAGCATCGCTTGGCGAATTTGTTCGTAATAATTTGCCTTCTGGACCTGATCGCCGTAATTGTGGGTTGCCGCTTCGGCGGTGTTCATCGCCTCTTTCAACTGAAACAACGGGTCTTTCGCTTCGGCAAGCTTGCGACCAGCGAGAACAAGTTGCTTGTTGTAATCGTCAAGGCTTATCGCGCCCTTGGTTAGCAATTCGTTTGCGGCTGCAACGGACGCGTTGAAATCGCGCTGCGGCCCGATCACAGCGGTATATATCTTGTCCATTTCGGCTTGAACGTACTTGTATTCTTGGATCGCGTGTATCTTCGCCGCGAAGCTTTGGATTTCCTGGGCATTCAACGGCATACGACGCTTCAAGAATTCTTCTTCGATTTGGTCAAGCCGTTGCTGTTCTTCGCGCGCATCCTTCAACATGTGCATACGGTTAAGTTCGTCGTCAAGCTTCTTGTTTTCGTCGTTAAGGTAATCCGCTTTCGTCTTGGGATCGGCGTTGCTAGGCTTCTTCGGATTGCGGTTGTTGATTACCGCGTTCGCTTCCTCGCGAAGCCGATCCTTCGCAGCCTGAATGCTGTTCTTTTTCCAATCGTTATAAAAGCCGGTCATTCCAGCTTTGGCCCTGTTAAAGGCGGCATTGTACGTATTTCCGATATCTTCCGCCGACGATCCTGTTGCAGCTTTCAGGCGCGGAATATGCACATCGGCAATCTGCGCAATATTCGATCCGAAAACCTTGTTAATGCCTTGGGCAATGCCGTTCAGCACGCTAATTGACATATTCGCGATCGTTTCAAGGTCTTTTATCGCTTCGTTAGCGCACGCGATAAAGAAGACTTCGAATAACCCTGGAAGGTTCGACCAGCCTTTGCGAATAACTTCGTAAGTGCCCACAAATGCCGCGTAAATACCAGCGGTCGCGTTTACCGCACCTTTAACAAGGTCGTCTAGCACTGACAAAGTATTCTTTTTCAGATTGCCAAGAGCGTCCTTTACGCCCGTGTAATCAGAAACCGTCTTCATAAGTCCGTGCCATACGTCGGCGAACTGAAGTTGAACGGTGTTGAATTCCTTAAGCTTGCCGTTTGCGCCTAGCGTTTCATCGCCAAGCTTGCGCATTTCCTTATGCGTCAAACCAAGCGTGTTAGCGTACGCCTGAAGCTGCGGATTGGCTTCGCTTGCAATTGACAATTGAAACAGCTTCATTGCGCCAGCGACAACGCCAAGCGTGATCGCAACAGGCAACATGACGGTTTCAAGAATGCCAAGGGCGCCCGCCAGGACGGTTACGGAACCGGCCATGCGCGTAAAGTCGCCGCGTCCGCCTTCGCGTGCGAGTACGAACAATTCGCGGATCGCCGTTGAATTCAGCTTTGCCGACGCGCCAAGGCTTGCGACCGACTTCGCTTCCTGTTCGACCTTTTCGGCCCCGCCGGAACCTAGAAAGCCCTTGAAGTTCGCCGCCGCTGCATTGCTCGCCGTGAGCGCCGCCGCTTGCTCCCCAGGCGTCAAGCCGGACGCCATGCCAGCGGTTTGCGCGGCTGCCAGGGCCTTCGATCCCGTCGGGCCTGCGATCGGCCCTGAACGGCTCGCTGCGGCTGCCTGGGCATTGTACCGGGCAATTGTTTCGTCGATAACCTTGGACAACCGCTGTTGCGCCGCAACTTCCTTATCGATCGAAACCGTCGTTGTATCGTGGGCAGCTTTGACCTTGGTTTGCGCGGTCAATTCTTTGTTAAGCGAACTTGTCGCGTTATCGGTCGCGTCCTTAAGCTTCTTCGTTGGCGTATCCGTAACCGTCGCAAGAGCGTCTTTCAGCTTCTTAACGGAACTTTCGCCAGCGTCGGCGCCGGTCGCAATATCCCGAAGCTTCTTCGAAATGTTAGCGTCGATCTTATCGTTGATTTCAATATCAATTCGATCGTCCGCCATATCACAAGCCTTTTAACAATGTGCCTTTAAGCGTTTGAGCGAACTTCTTCGCATTAATTATCGAAGTTTGAACCCAACCAGAAGGCGCTTGTTTTGAAGAACCGTTGTTCAAGTCGACAATATAAGGGGCATTGTTCGACAAGTAAATAACCTGTCCAAGTTTTCGACCTTCAAGGGAATATTCGGCAATGTTCAACGTTGCTTCGGCGCTTTGCGTTCGCGACGAACCTCCTTCGCCTTCGACGTATGGCGGCAGGAAGCTGTCAGGACGGAACCCGAAAGAGGCTTGCCAGTTAGACAACGCTTGGGACGTGTCAACAGGCGTTTCGATCGCGGCCAAGTCTTCGACAAGTTCTAGCGTAACTGCAACGGTAAGCGCCGAAACACGGTCCGGCAATTCCTTGTCAATCTTGCGGGTTCGTTTCGCTAGATCAGCCAACGTTGCCATTGTTTTCCGCCTTAGGTGCGATTGACCTTCGATATTTCAAATATTCGCGATCCATGCGACAAACGTAATACCAAAGGTCTTCACGCTGCCATTCGTCGAATTCGTAATCTTGGGCGTAAGCGAAACAAGACGAACGTTTTATAGCTTCGTATTCGCTCGCGTCCCTTTCAAAATCAAGTTCGAACCAAGCGTTAAAATAAAGTGCAAGCCCTAGCCTTAGCCTTGGGGGATTTGCTAGGTCCAACGGTAACGGTTCGTTGAACCTAGCGCATTCCTGCCGTTCGCGTAACGCCCTATCTTCAGGCCACTTAACGGCGTGAATTAGGGCTTTTGCGAGTTTCCCGCGTTGTCTTCCCGTTCGCTATCGCGGAAGTTCGCCGCGCGCTTGGCATGGGCTTCCCAATTGTCGTACAGGTCCGGCATTTCTTCGAACAGCTTCAGCGCGTTTTCGCGAGTGAACGGAAGATTCGAAGTGTCTTCGTTGTTGCCGGTCAATTCCGACTTCGGAAGGTTCGACCAGCCGAGAAGAACGGTATCAACGAAGACTTCCTGAAGAAGCTTTGCGCCGAGTTCGTTATCGAGTGTTTCGTTAGCGATTGCCGCGCTATGCGGGCGGGTCGCTTCTTCAAGCGCCTTGGTATAACGCTTGTTCGAACGCGACATACGCGAAACACGAATTGTAATCGGCTTGCCGTTGTGATCGTTGACGGCAACGGGGATTTCGACGCCTTCGGTTTCCTTCGTCGAATTCGTCTTGAAAGTGTTACGAAGTCCCATTATTTGTCCTTCCAAAGAAAAAAGGGGCAAGCCGAAGCCTGCCCCTTATCCCTAACCCTGTATCGAATGCGAAGCAATGCCGATTAGGCGTTGCCCACACTAGGCACATACGGAAAGAAGTTGAAAAGGACGGTATGGCCAAAGACGCTTTCGGCTGCGCTGTTCTTCAGCGGAACCATAATCGGCTTATCCATGTCGACCTTCAGCCGACCGCCACCCAGGGCGATAAGCGGGAAGTCTGCAACGATAGCCTTGTTCCTCGCCGCGTAAATCGCGTCGAACGTAACGTCGTCGTTTTCTTCGATCGAAGTCATCGGCGAAACAGTCGCGAAATACGCGCTCGCTTCAATGTCGACTTCGAAAACGCCAGCGGTCGTATCGAAAGCGCCTAGCGTGCCTTGTGCCTTCGCAGCCGAAACGTTGTTCTTAATCGTGCCCTTCCATTCGGTAATGCGGGCGAACAGCGAAGTCGGATTGAGCGTTGCCGGATCAACCTTGGCCATGCGAATGCGATAAACATTCTTCGACGTGTTAATCGGGTCTTCGCCAGGGGCGGGCAGGATCGTCCCAGAAGCCGCCGAAAGCGGCCCGTCGGCGCCGGTGCGCGTATGATAGCTTGCGCCAATGCCGGTCACGTCAACGCTAACCTTGTCGGTAAGCGGCGAAGTCCAAGTGAGTTCGTTAAAAACGAACCCGTCAATATATTCGGACTGCCGCCCGTCGGCGTCGCGGCCAAGCGTGCGTTCGATCGTATGGGTATATTTTACGATCAAGTCGGGATCGTCTTCGTTGCGAATGACGGTGCCGAAGAAGATACGAAGCGTCGTACCGACGCCAGTATCTGCGGCAGCGGCAAAAGTCGTCTTGTCGAAAACGATCGCAGTCGACGAAACCGACTTGACGCGAGCGTACCCGTACTGGCCCGCCGTGTCGTTGAACTGGTTTGCGCCAGCATCGCCGCCGACGAAAACCCATTCCCCGGGGATAAGGCCGAAGGTCGTCGGATTGATCGTCGAAGAAGTAAGGACGTAAGTTCCGCCGACGATCGATGCAACAACGTCCGCCGCCGGGAACTGATAGCCGACAACGGTTACAGTCTGCGCAGCCGCTGCGCCTTCGTCGGCAAGCGCCGAAGAAGTCGAAACGTGCGTACCGTCGGTAATGCCGTTGCAAACGTGAAGGCCGTTGTTCGCGGTGTTGTCGAAGCCTTCGGCAAAGATCAACGATCCGGCGAGGAAATCCGCCGAACTGTCAACGGTGAAGTCGTCGGTTGCGGCAACAGCCGCGACGTTGATCGAATGCCCCTTCTTGCGGGCCGCTGCGAAGCAAAACGCTTCGATTGTGGGCAGCATGTTGCCTAGCGTAACGTCTTCGTTCCAACCGCCGTTTGCGTCAAGGTCGACAATGCCGCCTTTCAGACGCTGCCGCGAAGGGTTGAACGGTCGACGCGCGAGAAGCGTATATTCGCCGCCCATATCGTTGAACGAATTCGGTTCGCGCGTTGCCCATTCCGGCGAGCCGGGAAGAACGCGATTGCTTTCTTCGCGTGCGATGAACAGTCCAACGTTGTTGCTGTCTTGCTTTTCAACCGTCATTTAACCGGCTCCTATTAGTTTACGCCTGCCAATTGGTCGCTTCGGGCGCCTGGATCGTGTTCGCGCTGGCGTTTTCCGTATATTCGAATTCGGCGGTAACTTTCCAGCGATAAAATTTTTCTTCGGGCGCTAGTTCTTCATAGCGGCAATTCCGAAACCATACACCATTGGGCGTTTGAATTCCCCGAAAAATGTTGCGGGCTTCGATCGCCATGCGCTCGCCTAAGCGATAGCTGTCCGCCTTGCTGCGCAAGGCAAAGACTTGAACGAAGACAAGGCCGGAAGCGTCATAGCAAATCTTGCTTGGGCCGGGGTCTTCGTACGAAAGGAAGCCGCCTTGAACTTGCTTCGCATTCTGAATAGAAACGCGAACAAAATCAGTTTCGGGAACGGCGCCTTTTTCGAACCCTTGCCAACGAATAGGCGGTTTCGGATCGGCCAAATCAGCGATTGCCCAACCTGTATTAAACAGGCCGAACATTTCATCGCGTGCTTGCAAGGGGTTTGCGATCGGCATTAGATTTTAACCCAAACGAACCAAACAACCGGCGTACCGTCCGGCGCGAGGCGGTCAAGATAGCCTATTTCCGAAGGAACGCTATTGCGAACAACAACGTCGGTTAATTCAGGCTCGAAATCCGTTCCGCCTGCCATAAGGCCGACTTCGAAACCTTCGGCAATTTCGGTATCAGGTATCGAACGCAAAAATTCTGTTCGACCGTATCCCAAGTCGCGCGGTCGAAACCATGCAATTTTTACGTCGTGATCGTCCGGCGAACCGCTGCGAACGTCGCGCCAATCTTCGGCGCCGCTATCGTGAGCCCCAGGCTTGCGCCACACACAAGCGCCGCCCTTGGCAGCGATAAGCCGAAGCGCGGTCGCGATGGCGCCTGAATAGCCCATTAGCCGCGAATAACGTTGATGCCGAACCCGATGCCCACAACATAAGGCCGCAAGATCGCGTCAAGCGTCGGCGTTGTCGGTACGACGTTCGGGGCGCCGAAGTATTCCGTTTCGATCGGTCCTACTTTTTCGCTTTTAACGTAAGCGTCGGTATTCCGATTGGGCATTAGTTCGATGCCCTGGGAAAGCAAAAGAACGGCTTCGCTTTCGGCCTTCTTAATTGCCTTCGGTATCGTATCCGTCGGAAGTTCTTCTTCGCCGATGATTACGTACTTGCGCGGCCATTCTAAAGGCTGTTCAAGCCCGTTGACGCGCTCGCCGTTAAAGCGACGGCTTTCGATAAAGTCCATCGCCTTGATGGCAAGCACGTCGGTTCCGGCATCGTCGGCAATAGTTACGCCGCGCGCCGCTGCATATGCGATGATTTCGGCTCGCGTCACATAGCTGTTAGCATCTGCAACGTTCGTTCCGTCTTCGATAGTCAGCGGCACGCGGCGTCCCCCGTCAAGCTTATGCGAACGTCGCGGTTGCGGTTGCGGTCAACGGCGTTTCGCTGCCAGCGCCGTCCCAATCGTACGACGCGGTAATAACCGACGTACCCGCGCCGCCATTGGCGCCGGTAACAATGCCGGTCGACGCGCCGACGGTGCCCTTGCCGGTCGTTGCCGAAGTCCAAGCGCAAGCCGTGGTTACGTCGGTAAGGACAACGCCGCCGGTTTCGGGATCGTAAACCGCCTTGACCGCGACCATCTGCCGCGTTCCACCATTCGCGGTGATATTGCCGCCAAGGTTGAAAACCTTCAGCGCGGCAATGCCGACAGTGTTGTTCGGCGTTACGTCGCCGTCGGGATAAAGCGCCGTATCGACGGCGGTTCCACCGGAAGCGGTAAGGTATGCGGCAGGGATCGCACCGGCAAGCGCGTCGGCGGGTTCAAGTCGCCCCTCGCCGTACGTCGCCGGTACAAGCGCGTTGCGAATTTGCACGTTGCCGACGATAGCGGCGATTTCGGCGGCTTCGTCCGCCGTCGCTTCCATGCCTGCCGTGAAATAGAGAACTTTACGGGCCATTTGACTTCCCTTCGTTTAGGCGTTGGGCTTCCAGCCCTTCGCGGCTTCAGGCTTGGGCGCCGGGGCCTTGGGCTTGGCGGCGTTTCCGGCGTCCTGGGGCTCGCCAGCGCCTTCGCCTTCCCCGGTGCCCGCATCGCTCGCCGGGGGCGCCACGGGGCTGCCCTGGGGCGCCACGGGGCTGCCCTGGGGCGCCACGGGGCTGCCCTGGGGCGCGCTGGCAGCCGGTACAGTCGGGCGAGAGGGTTCGACGAACGGGCCTTTTTCTTCGGCGGCTTCAGCATAGCGCGGCGGCACGGCGCCAGCGACGATATCGAAGTCTTCAATGGCGTCGCGGTCCCCGATCATTTCCGCATTGCGATAGCAAACGTTATGCCGGGCGTCGTACTTTTCAATCGCGGCGTCGTCTTCGGCGGTCGACGCCGAACCCGCGATGAAATAAAGAACCTTGATTTTCTTCTTTGCCATTGTTTCAACTTTCCCGGTTTACCTTTCGTCGCGCTCGCCAAATACGAATGCGACGAAAGGGGCGGACCGAAGCCCGCCCCAACCGTTCCGCGGTTACTGCGTGAGAATGATCACGCCCGCCGTATCCTTGTGCGACGTGGCGTAACGATCCCAATTGTTCGCGGTCGCAAGCGCCGCGTCGTTCGGCGACTTGCCGCCCGAAGTCTTGTCCCAGGAATAACCCTTGATCCCCAGGTTATAGGTCCATTCGGCCTGATACGTGCGCTGAATGTTTTCGTCGCCGTTCGAAGTCTGAATGTTATCGTCGAAGTCGCCGTTCTGTTCGACGATAATCGCGCCAGTGACAAGGCCAAGGGTGCGATAAACGTCGGGGTTCGGCGTGGTATTGACCAGCGCAGGGCTGTCAGTCACGACGAACGGGCGTCCAAAACCGTCCTGCCGAACGTTGACGTTGCCGAAATTGAACAGAATTTCAGTGTTCGTCAAGGCGGCGCCGAAGATATCGAACATTGACTTCGAATGAAGAACCCAGGCGCGAAGATCGTTCGCACGGTCGCCGAACTTGGCGGCACCGTTGTTGAGAACCTTCAGGTCCGCAACGCCAGTTGCCGAATAGTCGTGCGTAACATCGGTTTCGCCGGCAAGCGCAGCGACATAGGCCATGATCGAAGTGTTCAGCATATCGCCAAGCATATCGCCCGCAAGCTGCTGCCCGATGACGGCGCCGCCTTCTTCCTGGTTCTGCTGAATCCAAGAGAACATGGAAGGCGGAATGTTGACCGGCGGCGTACCGGCGGCAACCTTCACCATCGTATCAATCAGGTGCTGAAGGTCCTTCGCAGCCTGCGTACCGGAACCGTAGGCGTTACGGCGCCGAACAAGGCCGGAAATCTTCGCCCAAAGCGCAACGTCCGAATAATCGCCCTGGTGAGCGCCGGAACGAAGAACAATTGCGCCGTCCGAAGCGTTGTTGAAAAGTTCAACCTGCTGTGCGATGACTTCGGAAAGCGACGAATAGACGTATTCGGAGAATACGGCGAGATCGGAAAGAGCCATTTGAAAAATTCCCTTGCTTGCGCGTATTCCCCGAAATCGGACGAACCGCGCTTATTCTTGCGCTTCGGCTGCCTTCTTTGCCTGAAGGTGAGCGACTAGTTCAGTCGGCTTTGCCTTCGCGGCATTGAACGGTTTGCCTTGTTCGCCTTGCGGGGCACCGCCGCCCAAGGGCTTGACCAAAGGCTTGCCAGGGGCACCGCCGCCCGAAGCCTTCGATGCGATAATAATACCCTTGTAATCCGGGTTTGCAACAAATTCTTCGCTAATTTTTTCCACAGTCAACGACGTATCCGGCTTGCCGTCTTTTCCAAGGAAAACCGTCTTCGGTTCGTCGCCAGACATGTCGACCGAAATGCGTTCCGCGATCTTCGGCGCGAGCAACGACGGCACGGTTGAAATCTTGCCCGCGATCGAACTGGCGACGCTATCGCGAAGCGTCTTGTCGGCAAACTGCTTAAGCTTGCCGCTTTCGGCAGCGTGTTGCGTCTTCAGCGCTTCAACGTCGGGAAAGCTTTCGATCTTGGCAGTCGCCTCGCCAAGCTTCGTCTTCGTTTCCTTGTGGGCATTGCGTTCGTTTTCAAGAGCCCGTTTGATCGGGGCAGGGTCTTCGCCCTTCGGAAGATCGGTTACGTCTAGGACGTATTCGCCGTCACCTTCGCCCGCGACGTATTCCTTCTTTACGTCGTCCGAAAGGGCGTCGTAAATGCTCTTGCTGATTTTAAACTTCAATGCCATTTTGTTTCGTCCTTCCTTATTGCCCGATTAGAGGCGCCTTTGCCGCGTATTCGTCAAGCGTCAACGGGGCCGATCGTTCATAGATCGAACCCCTTCGCCCGTCTAGGGCGTCGCTAACGAATTCGTCCGATTGTTTCTTGATCCAATCTGAAAAGCTTTCCGGCGAAGACGGGCTATCCGCGAAGACAGGAACTGTTGTCGACCGACAATTGACATGCGCGGGCGGAAGCGGCCCTTTTCCGTACTTATAGCGGTTGCCGTTTCGCGATCGGCAAATTTCGGTCGTGTGACTATCTAGGACCGAAACCCATTCGTATTCGTCGGTTATCTTCAAACCTAGCTTTAGCGCGACTTGGCTTGAAACGTGTTGAATGATCGTTGCGCTTGCAGCATCCGAGGCGTTTTGAAGCTGGCGAATAAGCCCGTCTTGCTTAACCGCTTTTGGCGTACCGACGATCGCTTTTATCAAATCGCTTTTCGTCGAACGATTGGCGTATGCCTGAAACGTCGTACGTTCAAGCTTGACGAACAACAGCGGAAGTTGCGCGGTCAAAAACGGCAATGCCAGGGTGCCCGTTGCAGCGAGTGGCTGATTGACGATATATGCCCACAATGTATCGTGATTGGGGCGTTCGATCGGCTTCGGCGCGAAAGGCGCGAACAGTTTCGCAAGCAAGTCTTCGTCGACCGTGCAAAAGCGTTCAAGCCATGCGATAAGCGACTTCAAATACGGATCGAAGATATCAGATGCGATCTTGCGAAGATCGGCAATCAACGCCTTAAGCGCGCCCTTCGTCGCGTCGCCTAGTTCGTCGTACTGAAAGGTCGAAAGGCGGTTATAGAGTTCGCTTCTCAGCTTCGCCAGCATAACGGCAAATTCGCCGGTCTTGGCGTGCTTAAGCCCTTCGATGTAGATTTGTCGCCGAACGACAATATCGAATAAATCAGCCATAAACCAATCGCAATCTTTGTTTGCCGTTGTAAAATTCGGCAATACCCGCTTCGACAAGCTTTTTAACGGTTCCGCATGTGAACGGTCCGGTTTCGCCTTGCGCCAGGAAGAAGCGTCCGCCTGCCTTCGACTTGGCAACAGCGCAATCGCCGCCGCGTTCGCGAAGCCATTTCAAAGCGTCTTGTTCGGCTTTTCCCATTAGTTACCGTTGCCGGTCGCTGGCGTATCGGTCTTGTTCGGATTGCCCCCAGGGGCGGCGAGCGCGGCAGCTTGTTCGACCGCTTGTGCCATGCGATCGGCTTCTTCGGCTGCCGATTTCGTCTTAAACGCCGCGTCGTCAAGCGAGGCGATGCCAGCCCGGCGAAGGTTGTCGCGGTATTCTTCCATGACAATTCCGCCTGCCTGCCATTCGACAAGCAATTGCTTACGTTCTTCGGGCGTTAGATTAACTAGATCGAATTCCGTGTTCAAATCGTAATCGATCGTCGTTGTGTCGGCGCCGACGAACGTTGCGGCCCATCCAAGCGCCCATTCGAACGCTTCGCCGACGTTCTTTGCAACCGACGACAAAACCGACGTTTCCGAAACGTTATCAATGTTCGCTTCGGTTGCCGTACGCTGAACTTGCGAGCCTTCGACAAGCTTCGCGCCAAGCGCGAGCATTTGCGCTTCCTTTTGATCCATGGCTTCTTTCGCCATAGTGTTGGGCTGCACTTGAAGCAAACCGGCGGACGACGACGCGGGAAGCGGAATAATCGAACGCGAGCCAAGCGCGATCGTGCCTCCCATTACGTTCTTAACCCATTCTTCGGTCAAGCCACTGAACCATGCGGTTGGTTGCCCAAGCATGTAAACAGCTTCTTCGTAATCGGCGGAATTACGATAATGCGCGATATTGACGCTGCAAAGATCGTACATGGGCATCGGCCCCGGCGTCGGATCGTTGTTGACCGCGCCGATAAAGCTGAACGGAACGTCTTTTAGCCGGTTGCCTTGGTTATCGCGCGGTTCGTACCGTTCGTCGGGCGCAATGCCGTTCTTATTGCGATAAACTTCGATTACGTATTCGTCGTTTTCGTCAAGGCGAAGGACGCGCCATTGATCCTTAACCTTTGTTTCAAATCCGTCGTCTTCGATAATCGCATCTTCGCGGAAGACGACAAGCGACAAGACAAGCTTTGCCCCTCGCCGCTTCAGGCGCCAGTTAAGGCAATCCCAGGGCGCGACAAGCTTGATCGTCGGGCGAATGTCGCCGGTTTCAAGATCGGCGACGGTGAACGCGGGAACTTCGCCCAAGGCTTCGTCGGTTGTCACAAGGTCGACCGCCGGATAATCGACGTACAAGCCGCAACGCCCGTGGCTAATACCGAAGCCGGTCGCTGCCTGGGCAAGCTGGTCAAGCGAAATGCCGCTTCCGGTTGCGTCGGTTTCCAGCACGCTAAGTTGCGTCGGAAGGGTAACGGTCGGATCGCGAAGAAAGACTTGCCCGACAAGTCCGGCAAGGGTTCGCTGCGCAACGTTATAGAATACGGCGCGCGTTAGGTATCCGTTATAACGCTTCCCGTTTGCGTCGCTAGTGTCTTCCGCATTAGGCTTCGGCAAATACTTTTCGCGACGCTTCTTAACGGTCAACTCGCCTGCCAAGCAATCGCGAATTAGATCGTACGACGGCAGCAAAGTGCGAACCAAGGGATGGACGAAAACGACGTTCGGCATTCGGTTAACCCCTGATTGCTCGCCTAGCCCGGCCAATGGGCCTTAAGCTTCTTCGCGAGGCGGTTAGCGCCCTTCAGGACGCGATATCGTATCATGTCATATGCATGATCTTCGGCTTCTGTGTCAACGTCGTCGGGATCGTCTTCGTCGCGCGGAAGTGTGGGCAAAGTCGCGATTGTTGCCCGGCAATTGTCCATAAAATACAACCGGGCTTCTTCCTTGCCTTTCATCGCAGCTTCAAGCCGATCGCGGATAAGCTGAAGGCCGTTCTTTCGCGAACATGGGGATTTGTCGGAACGCTCCCAACGTACGCCGTTGTCGCTGAACTTCTTTTCGATCGTGTCAACGTCGGCTTCGCGTACGTCGCGTATTTGGTTATCGGCAGGACCGGGCCAAGGCTGTTCTTCAATCCAACCTTCAGCTAACAGCTTAATTTCGTATTCGCGAATACGTTCAGCAACCGAAGGCGCCGACAACCGCAAGCCCACATTAGAGCCGAGTTTTTCGGTTAGGTACAACTCGCCAATCTGAATAAGCGTACCGGGCGGCGGGCAGAAAGGAACCGACGTGCCGTTATCGTATTCAATCGTCGCTTCCTCGCCGTTTGCTTCGGCGAACCATCCGATGGAACAAGGATGCGATGAACCCCAATCAAGCGCCCGGTCGACGCGCCAGCTTTCAGGAATAGCGAACCTGGGCAGGATGTGGATATGCTTGCGCCAAACGTCGTCTATCGCGCCGCCCGCGACAATATCCCAATCGCCTTCAAGCCAAGCCGCTCGCTTGTTTTCGTCGGTTATGCTTTCGAGTTCGGCGACGTATAGCGGATCAAGATAAGGGTTTTCCTTGTACGAACCGAATATCGCAACTTGCTTTCGCCGAACGACGATATCTTGCTTCGTACGCGGATCGAATACCTTGACTTCGGTAATGAACACGCGCCCGACCGGCGCAACGTCAATAAACTTCGCCTTAACCCAATTGTGCCCCGGCCCATAAGGGTTCGTCGTCGAAAAGACTTCAAGCGGGATCGGTGGCAAATTCCAGCATCGCCGTTGATGATCGTAAACGCCGTCTTTCTCTTGCGTCCAAGACGAACGGTTACAACTCATCATCGAATCGTAAGCGTTGGAATTCGGATACTTACAAAGTTCGTTCCAGCCGATGAACGGGAATTCTTGCCCGTGATAGTTCCAATAATCGTCCGCCTTCAGGAACTGGCGAAACATGAGTTCTTCGCCGGTATCCCAAACCCACTTATAATCGCCCTTGCTTTCAAGGAACTTACAACGATCGCCGAATATCTTTTTGAAGATACGTTTCGACTTAATGATAAGATCATCTAGGTTCTTATACTTGCGATCGAAGATAACCCCTCGCCAGTACGAACCGTAACCGCGCCCGACGTTCGAAGCGAAGCGCGCAAGCTGGCAATCGGTTTTGCCAGGGCCGCGCGTGCCGTGATAAAGGATATGGTTCGCATTCGTGCGAAATGCGTATTCTTGGCTTGTGCCAGGAAGAAACGCCCAACCGTCTTCGTATGTCACGCCTGGGGGCGCCGCGTCCATTGCGGCAGCCGACGCGCTCGCGCCCAAGGTAACGGCTGCGATTGCTGCCTTAACGGGCGTGCCCCATTTATCCCGCAGCGGCGGGGCGGCTGGATTTGGCATTAGCGATTAGTGCAGTTTGTTGTGCGTAAAAACGCTGATCAAAGTCGGCGTCGTCTTCGGGCGTTACGTCGCGAGCCGGTACGCGCAATACGTGAACAACGCGGTTGTCTTGCGCGATCGTTACGTTCGTTCCGCCCTTTTGGATCATACCGCGAACGTCGGCAATCAGCTTCAAAGCTGCGATACGATCCTTCGGTTCAACCTGTCTGTCTTCGGCGATTTCCCAAGCGACTTGTTCAACCTTGGCGTCTTGTTCAGGTACGAACGCCTTCGGGTCGCCGTCGCGAATGCGGGCGATTTCTTCCTGAACGATCGGATCGGAAAGCCAAGCCTGGGCTTGCATTGCTCGCCCATAATTGTCTTGCCCTGGAAAGACAGTATATCCGGCGGTTAGCTTGGCGTTCGGATTACGCGCGACAATCCCGGCGTATTGCAGCTTCAACTGCAATTCATCTTCGCCTTCAAAGATCGGCGGGGGTACGCGTTCCCATGACATAAGCGCAACGTTATCCGAAGCCCACAATCAGCGCAAGCTAGTTGGCAAAACTTTCCAGCCGTTGATTTGAAACCGCGCAACGCATTCGTAAGCCTGCGCATCGGCGTAAGGACCGCACCACATTATAAGCTTATCGTCTTCGTCGTACACGTTAACGATTAGATCGCCCGTCCGCTTAACTCGCGCAATGCGAATAAGCTTACGGGCGCACGCGGTCATTTGCCGGGTTCGGATCGCTTCAGCGCGTCGGCTCGCCATTGCCTAAGCCCGTCGACATTGGTCGCACAATCGTTGCGCTGCCGCCGCGTGCGGTTCAATTCGTCCGCTAGATCGCCGTTGGTCGGTACATCGCGGTCGGACGTGTCGCACGGCGCCACAAGGGCCGCGTCGGGCAAATCAGCGGGGCGGCTGGCGTACTTCACCGGGGGCGGCAAGCGCGGCCCGCACGCTGCCAGGAACGGGAGTATCAGCCCAACTGCGAACTTGCGGATCATTGCGCGCTTCCCTCAATAGGACCGTGCGCCGATCGAATAACGCCCGGTTGGTTTCTAGCTTGTTTGCGACTGCTTCGGCGATTGCGTCGTTGTCAACACGTTGCGCACGAACGGCGTCCACCGTCTTTTGCGCTTCCTTGTTCGCGTCAATTGCGCTTTGAAGTTCGACGGCCAATGCGTGCTTATCGCCGTTCGCCTTGGCCATGTCGCCGCGATACCAAAGGACAAGCGCGATCAAAGCGGCGATTACGACGTAAGGGCCGAACTTCAGCGCAAGCTTTACATATGCCATTTTATCAACCCTTCGGCCATGCCGCCGACGATAGCAACGCCGATGCCAATTACCGCGAAAAGGCAACGGTAAATCGTGTTAAGGTCGACCATACAAAACCCCTAGCCCCTTGCGACATACGTTCGCTTCGCGAGTGCGCCGCGCCGTTAGTCCTTTGCTAACTACGCCGCCCGCGCGATTATACCAAGTGATCGCTTCGCAGCCCTGGGGATAAGCGCCAGCGTTGAAGCGAGCGCGAGCGGTCGACTTGCAATAGGTCGGAACGCCGACGTTGTACGCGAGCGATACGGCAGCGAAGCGCGGCCCCTGCCGCATGGTTTCGCTTGTCAGGTTCGAAGATAGCGCCAGCCCCGGCGAACACGCCATGACGCCGCGCGCGGTTTCGGTCAACTCGGCTTCAAGCATCGATGCGCATTGCGCTTCGGTAAACCGATCGCCGACCTTGATCGCCTTGCCTTGATATCGCGTCAAGCCATCGCACGCTGTTGCGACGTTCACAACGTCAAGGTACGCGCGAAGATATTGCCTGCCGCTTAAATTTGTTAGCTGAAGGTGCCCGTCGGTTGTGACTTCGGCGCGAACGCTGCGACCGCTTTCGTTTGCCGGAATAGCCATGCCAAGCGCGAGCGCAACGGCGGTTCCGACGATCCCGACAAGTGTTGCTTTGCCCGACGGCGGAAGTTCAGGCCGGGGCATCGCCGCCCGCTTTCGACGTTTTGCGCGCCTTGTATTCGCCCGACCATTTCCAAAGGAGATAAGCCGTTTGAAGAAGAACGTACGCAATCGAAACGTATATTAAAACGTCGTTCATCGTCCAAGCTGCCGCCGCAACGACGGGGGTTCCGAACGCCGCTTCTCTTGCGAAATCGGTTGAAAAAGTCGAACTTGAACTATCCATAACGCGCCCCGCCGCCTGTTTGGCACGGTATGTCAAAACGGCAGGCAAAAAGAAACCCCCAACGGTTAAAACCGCCGGGGGTTCCCTATTTTTTCGGCGAGCCGTTGGTTAGGCGGCAGCGGCTTCGTCGGCAGCGCGATAGATCACGGCGCCGTTCGCGGGAGCGGTGAATTCGCCGTACACCTTGCCAGCTTCGACCGACTGGACGCCGAACTTCTTCGGCTTGCTGCGCTTCGTCGCGCTGGAAACGGTCGAAGCGAGCGACTTGGCCGGGTTCGGCTTGGCTTCGGTCGCCGGCACGAAGATAAAGCCGCCAACGGCGAGGCTGTCGAAGTCGTACAGACTGCGACCGCGACCGCCGCGCGACTGCGACGGAACGAAGCCCGATCCGGTAACGAAGGTCGACGGCATGGCGACGGGGGCGGCAGCCTGGGCGGCGGTATCGGTCGAAGCGGTGTTTTCGTTGTTCACGGTAATCCCCTTGTCGGTTGCACGAACCGCGACCTTTTCACCGTCGCGAATTTCGGCATTGGTTTCGACAAGTCCCTCCTTCGCCAGCCCGGCAATCTCGGCTTCCGTAAGCATTGCATACGGGGTCGCTTCAATCTGCATGGCGGCGACGATCGACGCGAGAAGCGTCAAATTTGCCTTCGAAATTTTTGCCATTTGACTTTCCTTCGTTTGCTGTTGTGGGCAACCGTGCCCGGTTAAGCCGAAACCGACATAAGCGACGGTTGCGGCGAATGTCAATCGTCTTTTTTATCCACAGCTAAAGTTTCCAAGCCTTCGCGAGCGATGCGACGGGTTACGCTGATTGCAGCTTGTATCTTCAACGTCGAATCAATGGCGTCTTCAATGCCTGCCGCTTCAAGCCATACAATCAGTCTTTCGCTCCACACTTCGGCGTTGCTTAATGTGTGATACATGACAAGCGATGCGTTCCGAAGGTTGCGGTATCGGGGATCGGCCCCGTCCCCTGTCGCCTGGACAATCTCGCCAGTTGGCAGGAATGCCCACATATTGCCGTCTTGCATGACGGCGCCGATCGTGCGCTTCAGGTCGTCGTCTTCGATCATTTGCCCGGTTTCCTTTACGAATGCTTACCGCATTCGGCGACGACGATCAATCGGCTTGTTTCATGTACCGACGCCGAACGCCCCCGTCGGGCGCGCGAGCGGTGCAAGGCGCAGCCTGGGGCGGCTTAGGGGCCTGTTCGGGCGCGCTGGCCCCCTTGGACGCCCTGCGCAGCCGCAAGGCGTCCATGATGCGCCGAAGCTTACCCATTGTCGGGTTCGTCGCCGTACACGCCCGACGGGAGGCGAAGCATAGGGTCGCGATAGCCGCAAGCCGTGTCCCCGAAGTTAGACACATTGCCGAAGCGTTCCGCGTCGCACATGTCGGACATATCGGACGTGCGCGGTTCGACAATGCCGGGCAGCGTCGCGCTTTCCAAGATCGCGCGTTCGGCCTGAAGGTCGCGGTTGCTGTCGGCCTGGGCATTGAAGCCGAACGCGAAGCCGCGCCCGTGAAGCTTGGCGATGTTCGCGCGCTCGCATTCTTCGTCGGTAACGCCAGCCCAACGCAAGACGCGGTTGATATACCATCGCAAATCGCCCGCTTCTTCCACGGCGTTGACGCGATCGGGCGGCGTGCCTTCGATCATCGCAATAAGGATTTCGACGGCTTCGCCCGCTTCGGTCGCAATGCCGACGATCCCATGCACAAGATCAACGTCGGCGTCGGGAATGAAGCTGCGAAGCGTTGCGAATTCGGCGGGTTCAGAAAGCCCAACGTCTTCAGGCAGCTTGCCGCGAAAGAGAAGCTTCTTATAAAGGTTCAGGATTTGCGCGGTTACGGCGAAAACCCGAAGCTGCCCAAGGAAGTCGGCGCGATTGACCTTGTGCGCGCCCCATTCGATCGAACACGTTTTATCGGCTTCGCCCTGATAGTCGAAGCCTTCGGCGGTAATTCTGTTCATGCTGTTTTGCCCCTGCCCTTTGCAAAAGAGGAGCGCGACATTTGCCGCGCTCGCCCTGGGCAGTCAAGGTGCGAAATGCGACGCGCTGTCGATAGCTGCGAAACATTCGTTCGGGGTGTCGTATGATGCGCCAAGGCCGAACCACCATTTTCCGACGCCATAGCGGCGAACCGTGAAACCGCAATATTCGTATTCCTTTACACCTGCCTGCCATTCGGGCCAGTTTTCGCAATCAAGTCCGTCGTGCGCGTTCCAATGACGAATAAGACGATCACACTTATCGCAACGGCGTTCTTCGGACATTTCAATTCCCCTTGCGTGTTCGGTTGAAGAAGGGCGTTCGAAGCGTCCGGCTCGCGCAAACTCTAGTGATAGGCCGAAGCGATCCTAGATATACGGCTTTGCGGTTCGATTGCCCTTCTTCATGTTCAACGAATACGACGGTTACGAACGTTCGTCAAGCACAAAAAGAAGGACGCTCGAAAGCGCCCTTCAAAGTTTGACGATCCCATTTGTTAACAGGGCGCGAGATTTCCCCGCCTAACGGCACCCCTGCGCAGCCGGTTCGTTATGCGTGCGCCGAGTTGCCCCATGCCGAAGGCGTCTTACGCGGTCGACCGCGCCCGCGCTTCACGGGTTCGGGGATACGCCAGCCGGAACCGATCGCAGGCTTGCGGTTCGCCGGTTGTTCGCTTGCCTCGCCGTGATACGGTTCAGGCTTCGGCGACTTGCCGACGGCTTCAAGGAAGCCGCGCATTCCCGCGTCAAAGTTCTGCCGCGCCTGCCGCCAACGTTCGGCTTCGGCGTCGCGCCAATGCGACCGGCATTCCGTTTCGCGATCGATGAACGCCGCGATCATTGCGGTATGCATACACGCGGCAACGTCAATTGAGTTTTCAGGCGTGCGATAGGGCCTTGCGAACCATTCGCGAATATGGCTTTCGAGTGTTTCGCAGTCGGCGCTTTCAAACGCCCGAAGAAACGCTTCGCTGCTGTCCATCATTCCCATTTGCCCGGTTTCCTTTCGGGTTGCGAATCATCCCCCGTCACCGTTTGAAGCTTTGGCGAGCAAATTGGTTCCTGTCAAGTTTTCCACAGATTTAACGCTAGCGAGGCGTTGACTTAGGGCAGGGCGGACGTTCCTCGCCCCGATCCCAACGCATGAAGCAGCCCCGGCAAACATATTCGTCACCTTCGGCAATCTGCCCACATTGGGCGTAATGCGGGAAGCCCTGGGCTGGTTTGCTGCGCTTGTTCGATCGGTACATTCGCCGTCCCCCTATGCGACGAAAGCGAGCCTAAGCCCGCCTTCGCATTGGTTCAACTGTCGCGGCTGCCGCGAACCTGAAGGACGCCGCGTCGCCCGCCTTCCGGCAAAACGGCGCGAGCATCTTCGCGAGTGTCAAAGCGATACGCTTCGACAATCTTGCGCGTCCAGCCCCATGCGCCGCCAACTTGCGCGACATACTTGGGCGGTTCGTCAAGGTCGCGATGCCATGCGACGTATTGCGGCGGGTTCGGCGGCGTCGGCGCCCCGTGGATCAACTCGCGAAGTGTCATGCCGTCGCCTTTCCATGCGCTTCAAGATCGGCGGCAAGCTGCCGAAGAACGCGAGCCGCGCTAAGAAACGCGCCGTCTTCGGCATACGTCTTCGCAAGTTCGGTTTGCTCTTTTATACGATCATGAATGGTCGGCACGCGAGGCGCTGCATCGGCTTTGTTTGACGGGTGCGCCCCCGTAAACGAATGCCTTCTAAATTCAAAAGGCGGAGCGCAATAGGTTCGACTGATAGACGACTGCGCGTGCGTCTTTTCCATTCCGCAATAATCGCACCTAATAGGTTGCGGCTCGCGTTCCTTTTCCATTTGCCCGGTTCCCTTCGTTGATGTTGTTCGTCGAATACGTCGTATCCGAACCCCTGTCAAGCGCAAAAAGAAACCCCGCCGGGCCGAAGCCAAGCGGGGCGAGAAGTTTGGGAGAGGATGCCTGAAAGGCGCCTAGCTTGTGGCACGCTTCGCAGCCTGGGGCAAGGCTATTTCGCCTTCGACCATGCGGCAAACGTCAAGCCCGGTTTCTGTCAATCGAATGCATACGCCTTCAAGGCGCGCGAACGGTCGACGTTCAGCTTCAACGGCGTATCCGCGATCAATTAAAGCGCGTGCGGTTACGGCTCGCACAATTACGCCGTATTTGGCGGTTTGATGTTGACGCACGTAAAAAAGTGCGCTGCGCTGTTGCGGCGGGAATTTCTGAAGGTTCATGCGGCCCCCGCTTCGCGAATATAATGTTCGATTGTTCTAGCTGCCTCGCGCCAATCGAAGACGACGCTAACGGCGTATCCGGCTTGCCGAAGGTACGCAATCCAATCGTCTTGTTCGGCGCTGGTCGTGCCCTTGCGTTGCGTTCCGGTCTTGGGCCGCTTCAGTTCGATATAGAGCCCACAATAGCGAATATTGCCGCTGATTGCCGACGGGCACGGCAGCGGAAGGAACACGTCGGGCACGCCTTGCTTGACGCCTTCGGCCTTAAGCTTGCCAGCCGTGATCTTGTCGCGATAGCCGCCGTTCGGGATTGCGTGCAGACGGGCCAGGACGGGGACGGGGAACAAGCCTTGCGCTTCGGTTTTGCCGAAAGGAACGCCGCCGTACGTCGTCGCCGCGTGCCCTTGGGTTGTGTACGACAATTCGTCCCAAGCGGCAGCGAAGCCGAAGCGTTGCGCCATATTCGCCCAAGCGAAAAGCGCGCGTTGCTGTGAATGCTCGCTTCCGCTTTCAGCGAGTTTGTCCGGGGTCATATGTCGTCGCTTTCCTGCATGATCCCGAAGCCGAGTACGACGAAGCCGACGGGTACGCCCTGGGGGAAGTCTTCGTGATGTAGCACATACGACACTTGGCGAATTTCGCCTTCGCACGCTGCGCTAATGTAGCCGTGTTCAGGGGACCATTCGCGCAAAAGGCACATGTCGCCTACTTTAAACTTGCGATCGTTGCGGCGCACTTCGAACGGCTTCGAACCGTTAACCAATGCTTCCCAAAACTGCGGATGAACTTTCAATTCATGTATAATCATTGCCCGGTTTCCTTCATGGTTCAAAGGACGAACCGACGTGCCACATTTTACAGAAAACGCAACGGTAAACTTTCAGGTGCCCGCGATTATTCCGCTTGTGCTTCTTATGCGGCTTGCGTTGGGCGAGTACGACGCGATTATACGCTTCGCCTGGGCTTACGTATCGGGTTTTTCCCGTACATCCGGCGTCTTCGTACATGGCGATTGCCCCCGCTGCCCGTGGGCATCATGCGGGAAGCGTTGGCCCGGCGCAAGGTCACGCTCGCGACTGTTCAGGATAACCGCAAGCAGGCCCGCCGCGCGTTCTGATCGCACGTCGGCAAGGTGCAAGCCGTCAAGTAATAGCTGTTTGCCGTTCGTCGTATAGCGAAGCGTTGTCATGGCCAATAAATCTTGGATTGTTCGAACCACGAAGCGACATGCGAAAGCGACGTATCGATTTCGTTAAGCAAGTCCTTCGAAGTCGACGCAAGTTCGTTAGCCTTCGCCGCAATCGCGAGTTGCAAAACCTGAACGCGGTTTTCAGGCGGGAGCGCGTCGAAGGTCGTGCCCTCGCCGCCGATCAACGCCGCAACCTTGTCTAGTTCAGTCTTCGTCGGCAGCATGACGCGGCGCCCCCAGGATCATTAGCCGAACGCCGTCCAATACCAAAGCGGCGACAAGCATAATCAAGCCCGCTGTCGAATAGCCGAACACGATCGCGGCAATACCGCCGATCGCAAGTCCCTGTTGAATGATCCAACTCGCAAGCCAAGGTTTCATTGCGGTTTCCCCCATTTGTCGCGCGTAACGGGCGCGTGCGCAGGCCGTCCCCAATTGATCGAAGGATTGCCCCATTTGCTGCGAATAGCTTCGTCGCGTTTGGCGAGGCGTTCGGCTTGCTCCCGTGTCGTAACGCAAAGCGCGTCGACCATTGGACCGCAAATCGTCCAATTTGCCGCAAGGTCGTCGTTGCAAGGCGTCCAGCCGGAAGACGAAAGCTGAAAGTTGATGCGCAGCCCGGCGAAGGCGTACGACACGTACGAACCTTCGGCCATGCCGTCATGACGAACCCAGGCGCCTTGTACGGCTTCGGATCGGGCTTCGGCGAAGTTCACGACTTCTTCAACCGCCAAAAGCCAAACGCCTTTTGCGAAACGGCGACGTTGCGAGCAACGCCCGGCCATTTCATCGCATACGATATGTCGCCATTGCGAAGCGGCACGACGGCGCCCGGCGGGTTCGTTGTGCCGATCAAGCCGTTCGTAATTCGAAAGCCGTTCGTTGTACCTTCGACGATAACCATTTGCCCGGTTCCTTTGCGCGTTATTCCGTCGGCTGGACTTCTTCCGAAGCGGCCAAGTCCAGCGGGGCAGCGACGCCGTACAGTGCGGAATGCACACGAGCGGCGACGTTTTCGATTGCCTTTGCGGCGAGCGGCAGGCCGCTTTCCTGAAGTGCGATCGTTACCGCATCCTTGATCCGCGCGGCGGCGTCCTTCACGTCTACGCCGATTGCGTCTAGGTCTTCCTTGATCGTCTTGGCCATGATCCGTCCTTTTCCGTCTAGCGGTCAACCGCTGGCCAGGGGTTAGGCTATCTGCCCCAATTCGTCAAGATGATGATCGCGATTGACCAAAACACGGCGATAAAGACCGAATACAAAACGAATTTCGTTTCGTTGTGATGTTCGCGCAACAAAACCGCGTGATAATCGGACGGCGCGTCTTGATCGTAATCGCCAAAGTCGAAGCTGTCGAAGCAATGACAGTCCGTCAAGAGTACGTCGCATTCTTGGCAATAGCCGTCGCCGAAGTCTTCCGCAACATCGAACAAGCGTTCATGCCCGCCAACGGTCGTCACGCCGCCAACGGTCGTCACGCCGCCCGAAGGCGTCCCCAGGGTGTAACGCGGGCTCGCGATCAAGCGAGCCGCCACGAAGCCGGGTTCGTCGTCCTTTGCGTCGTCGATATACACGCTAGTCATTTCTGCCCCCAACGTTCAGGTTCGAAGCCGATCGGCTTCGTTCGCTCTTGTATGCGACGATCGAACCAAGCGCCCGACGACTTCGGCAGTTCGCGACGAAGTTCGTTGCGGTTGCGCGGATTATACCGCACGACGCGGGCCGATCGGATAGGTTGCAAGCTGCCGGTTCAAAAACGCCATATCGCCGCGATGATAACCGACGCGCTCCCATGTGTTGCCCTTGCGTTCTTCAATCCAAACGCAAACGCGCCCGTCGTCGCAACAGTCAAGTTGAATGCGTTGTTCGTTCATTATGCCCGGTCCTTCGCTTCAGCCGTAAACGGCTCGCCATGCGATGCCGCCGAACCTATAGACGACTACCGCGCCGCGCAACTCATTCAACGCGAGTAATCCCCATATCATCCAAGGGTTTCCGCCCAAACGCCGCAAAGCGATGTTCAGCCCCAGGCTTAGGACGGTTTCAGCGATGAAAGCGGCGCGGTTCATGTACGACGAATACGACGCTTTCGTTTATTCGTCAAGTGTTTTGTTGTGCGAAATAATAATGTCGCGTTGTCTCTTATCGCGGCGCATTCTCGCTTCGCCTTCCTCTTGTTTGTACGTTTCATGCGCAGCGACTAACGCGGCGACTAACGCAACGGCGTGCGCTTCGTTCCTGCACTTCACTAAATGCGTTTCGTGCGCTTCCAAAGCGTAAGGCTGTTGACTTTCGAAAGATGATTTTTCCTGCCATCTTCCGAGCGAGGCGTAACGAAAGATTTTGAATAAGCGTCCGCCGTTCGCGTTCAGCAATACGGCGACTTCGCCTTTGCGAAAGTTTCGCATGTCTTATCCCTTCGTCAAATGCCAAACAATGAAAAGGCCGATCGCCAGCCATAGCGGAACGCGGTTTGCCGCCCTGCGCCCCAGGCCAAAGCCAAAGCCGCGAAGCATCGCGTTAAATACGCGGTCCATTGTAATTCCCCTTAGCGACGATGGCTGCGGCGGTCGCGATGCGCGATCGCAATGGCTTTCTTGCGCGCGAGGCGTTCGCGTTCTTCGAAAGCGGCGATATGGGCGAAGGCGTATCCTTCGAAGTATGCGAGTTCCGAATAAGGCATTGTTCGTTCCTTCCGTTGCGTTCAAGCGATACCGTGCTTCGCCTTCATTTCAGCGTAAAGCTTGTTGCAAGCCTTCTTCGTGCCAGCGGTTGCGCTGTCAATCTTCTTGAAGCGAAGCGAGCCGTCCAGGGTAGGGCCTGCAAGCTGTTCCATAACGTACACGACGAAGCCGCGAGCGTCGGGGTTGTTCTTGAAGCGGATAACCTTGGGAGCGGTCATTTCGATTTCCTTCCGTCTTGATATACGACGGTTACGACGATTGCGTTTCGTTGTCAAGCGGCTTTCGCAAATTGCTTCAACGTCCAGTTAGCGAAGAACACGGCTTGCGCCCAACCGCGTGGCGTCGTGCTGCGAATGCGCTTGGTTCGTTCGCTCTTGCCGCCAAGGTTCGACCAACCGGGATAGTACCCGCAATCGGGAACCGGACGCTTAGGCGGAACGACGAAGCCGTTGCCGTACCAAATCCAAGTTTCTTTCGTGTAAGCGTCGCGCGGCGGGATGATATCGGGATACGTCGGGTGCCGATCGTCTTCGGATAGATAGCCGCCGAAGTCGGACGGATCGAATTTGAAATTCGGCGGACGATACATGGTCGAAATAACCGAACGCGGGTTTTCAGCGAACCACGGGCAACCGACGACATTGCCGACGGTTTCCGTTGTGCGCCAGAGAGAGAGAGCCCGCGACTGAAATTCAGGATCGATCGCACGCTTCTTTGCAAAGTGCTTGGCGCCGCATGTCGCAAGTTCGGTACACGGCCCGAAGCCGAACACGATAAGCGGGTTCATCGCAATGATTGCTTCGATCGCGTAATTCGTCGCGCCTTCAGCCTGCCAGGGCGAAGGCATAAGATCGGCTTTGACGAAGCCAATCGAACCGCCTGAAGCGAAGTGCTCAACGCGCCCGTCGTTCAATATGTCGAAGCAAAGGCATTCAAAGCCGCGTTCAGCCCAAGGGCGAACCATAAGCCCGCTTTCGTCGAACATTGATACAACAGGTCGGTTCATTGCTTCGCTTCCTTTGCCCACATTAAGCGGCCCAAGCTGCCCGGCGTCGATCGTCTTCGCTCGCCGGTTCGCGTCCAATGACGGCGCCAAGCTTCGAACCTTCAGGGTTCACGCCTTCAGCCGTCCAGTAATCGAATTCGGCCTTCGTGCCGCAGCCGAAAGAAACCCCGTCTTCGAAAACCCATTCGTAAACTTCAACGGTCGTCATGGTTCGTCCTTTCGGTCTTGATAGGTTGAACCTAATAGCATTCGCCGAAGCTGTCAAGCGCAATCGACAAAATTTTTATCGGATGTACGATCGTCGGTACGTTTAGCCCTTCGGCGGTTCCATAGTATAGAATAGTAGGGGGAATATGATGCTCAAACCCTTGGAAATCTGCCAAATAGTATAAATAGTATAATAGTATATAAGGGGTAGGGGAATTTTCGTTATCCGGTTAGGTCCAGGTCGGTCCGATATCACTCACTACCCTACTATCGTACTATTCGTACTATTTGGCGGTTTTCTGCGGGTTTCAGCCTACTACGGGCCATACTACCCCATACTATCCGGTTAAACGAATGTTGAAGCGCGAGCAATGACGAACGCTCTAGCGGTTGTTCCGAACATTCCTTCCACTTGCTTTCGCGGCAATTCGCGAAGATCGTCGGCATCTAGCAAATGCTGAAGCGTGCGTTTAATCGCATTTGTCGAACCTGCTTTATCGGTACGGAACGACGCGCGTTGCATAAGGGCTTTCGAGATAGCCGAGTACGGATATACGCCCGCCGCGTGCCAGTTTCCAGCGATGCCGTATTTCGACGCTTCCTGTCCTGTCGTATCCTTCGCCCAACGCGATATAACTTTGATCATTTCGCCGATTTGCTTTTGCTCACCAGCGCCAAAGACTGCCGATCCGATTTCGCCGTTCTGAAAGCGGCTAATGACTGCGACGATATCGCGAGCGACAAGATCGCAAGCCCAACGGGCCGCATCGATATCAATGCAGGGATCGTACGGGTATTGTCCGACGGCGACCAGGGCGGCAAGCTTCAGCGCCTTGACGTGCGCGCGGTTCCACATATGCCGAACGACTTCGTTTGCCTGCCCGTCGTTAATGTGGGCATCTGCAAACTTGTCGAAATCGTCTAGCAGCTTTTCGGCGTATGGATCGGCTCGCACCTGAACGACGCCGCCCGACGACATAACCTGTTTGACGTGCGCGGTTAGTTCGGTGACCATATCGATTAGGGCGAACGACGGTTTCGCATATGCCGCGCTTTTGGACATGGCGGGCCGCTTGCCCTGATATTCGATCGTTAGGAAGCGAGGAAGGAAGCCGTCGGCAATCATGCCTTCGTCTAGGGCTTCGTAAAACTTTTCGGGCGTGCTTTCGCCGATTAGGGTGAACGACGGGGCGGCGATCGGCGGCGTGTTCTTATCCTTATCCGAATACGCCATCGGGTTTAGGATGTTGCCGTGACCGGACTTGTTAAACAGGTCCATTACGACTTTCTTAACGCCGATTTCGTTTGAGTTTGCGAACGGGCTCGCCATCTGCTTTAGCCGCATCCCCCATTCGCCTTGTACGCTGAACACGCAAGGTTGACGGGCGAGCCATTTGATAAGCGCCGCGTCCGATCGTGTTTCGCCCGGTCCGACGAAATCGGCAATTACGGGGCACGTCGGCAGACACGCGCTAATCAGCTTCGATACGCCCGCGTTGATGGCTTCTTTACCCGTGCCCGTTGGGGCGAGGCAAAGGACGTACATATTCAGGCCAGTTGCCGATATGTTGAACGCCTTGCCCACAATACCTGCAACAAGGCCGATCGCGCCGACTAGGGCGATTTCACGCACCGGACGCGGCGCGGCTTCGTAAATGAAGTTCGCGACTTCCCCTAGCAAGCCTGGGGGTAAAATTATGTCGGACGGGTTGACGCCTTCAGGGCCTTGTGCGACTTGTGGCGTCGCCTGAAGCGCGGTCCTGCCCGGTTCCGCATCGGTCGGGGCGGTTGGTCCTTCCACCGCCCCGTTACCGCCCAGGAACCCCGGCAATTCAATCTGTTCTTCCGGCTGCAACAAGTCGTCGAACTGGACCTTCAAGCCTTCGATATCGATTTCGGGCAACTGCCGATCGAACGACTTGTTCACCATGTACGAAACGTAATCGTCGCGCTTCGCTTTGTCGCGCTCGCCAAGCTTGGATGCGCGGAAGATGCGCGCGATTTGATCGCGGTTTTGCGTATAGAATGCGACGATATCGACAAGCGCGAAATCGGCTTCAGATTGCGAGGCGTAAAGGCTTTCCCAATCGCCTTCGTATAGCGCGCGGAACTTGTCGCCGTTCAGGGCAGACAGCGCCTTGCCGATAACGCTTGCGTCGTCTTCCTTCTGTTCGGCGTTGCCGCCGTATTGATGGATCGAAGCTGGCCCGCCCATTTGATGCCAAAGCAACATTGCGGCATTTTGGCATTCGATAATCGGCGCATCGCGGTAAACGTCGCCGGTCATGGTCATGAAGCGAAGGTTCGAATAGATTTCGATTTGCGCCCGCTTGCGACCGCGCGGAATGCTGCCCTTACCGATGATATGCAAGCCGGTGCCCGATGGCGAGCGTTCGGCGTACGATTGGATTTCGTGGAATATGCGCTGTTGACGCTGAAAGATTTCGTCGTCGCCCTTGGGGTCGTCAAGGTCGATAAAAACGTAAGGATCGTCGTCGGTAAGGACGAACCCGATACCGCTGAAGGCGCCGCTTTCGAACGCGCGCAAGGCGTCTTCGAATGTGCCCCATGTCGATGGCTTGTCGACGGCAGCCTTAGCGCCCGCGACGATAGGCGAGTACGGAACCTTCGTCGGTTTCGGCCCGCCTTGATCCTCTAGCCGCCACACAATCCATTGACGGTAAAAGCGCATTTCGCTTGGAATTGCATCGAACGCCATTAAACACGCCCCGCTGCAATAAGCCAATCGTGCAAACGCTGGACCTTTACGACACTAGGTTCGGCAATCCTTCCGCGCCGAAAGCGCGAAAGCCAAGCTTCATCCAAGCCGCTAAGTTCGGCGATTTCCTTCGCCGTTCGTTCGGTTAACGCGTGATTGTAAAGGGCAATCGTCCGCTCTAATAGCGGAACGCCTGGGGCGGGGTGCATACGGTGCCTTTCGATTTGCCGGGCAACATACGGCGAAAAAGGGATTGCACAAGTGAAATTCCCTGTTGACTTCGGTTTTCCCCGGTTCCATGTTGCAAGCGTCGATCGAACGCCGATCGGCAAACAGTCGTAACCGGGCAAAGGAATTCAAACCATGGCATGGGGAACCCCTGCAACCGCCGAACCGTCGGCGCCGTCGGTCGTTATTTGCGATCATCCCGAATGCAACAACGTTGCGTTTCTTCGGGTTGAAATCGAAGGGCACGGCGAGGTTAACGCTTGCGTCGAACATGCGACAGCCCCTTTCTCCCTTGCAAGGATCATCAGCGCTGTCGAAGGCGCCCCGTTCAACGAAGCGGCTCGCGACGCGCTCTTGAAGCGTTGGGAAGTTACCAAAGCGGCGCTTGAAGCTGCCAAGAATTCCGAAATGGAAATTCGTAAGGCGGTCGGCGCGTACGTCTTCCCGACGCCGAAGGAAGGCGTTAACAATCACGATCTAGGCAACGGCTATACGCTTAAGCTTGGTCACAAGCTGAACTACAAGCTTCGCGGCGACGTTGAAGCAATCGAAGCCGTCGAAGACAAGTGCGAAGCCTTGGGCAACGAAGGCAAGTTCCTTGTCGAACGTATTATCGTTTGGAAGGCGGACTTTAGCAAGTCCGAATATAACAAGCTTGACGCTTCGCTTCCGACGCATAGCGCCGTGAAGAAGCTTGTCGACGAAATCCTCGAAATTACGCCCGGTTCGCCGTCGCTGGAAATCAAGGAACCGAAGGCGGCGCTTCGCTGATAGCCCGACGGGTCGCACCACGGGCGCCGGGGCAGGGTACGGGCATTCGAAAAGGGCAACGTACCCGCCCCGGCACTTCCTGAAAGTTCGAACAATGAACCGCCTTCAACTTCTCGAACGCGTAAATGAACTTAACGTTAAAGCCGTTCGCGACGCCAAGCCCGATCGATATTGGACAGTCGTTGTTCTTTATAACGCTGTCATTTGGCGATCGACTGCCGAAGCGCCAACCGGCGAACTGTTCGAAATCGTAAAGGACTATAAGGCATGAACGCTTTTGCCGACGCCCTAGGCGCGAACAATCCGGGTTTCGGGCAGCCCACAAACAACGCGGCAGCGTTTGGCGGCTTCGCTCCCCAGGCGCCGGGCAAGAGCGCGCTTGACACGATCGAAAGCGTAACGCGGCAAGTCGGCGCACGTATCGTCGTGTCGGGCGTTGAAAAGATCGGCAAGACAACGCTCGCTTGCGGTGCGCCTAGTGCCCTGTTGATCCCGCTTGAAATGGGTTACGGATCAATCGTCGTTCCGAAGACGAAGCAAATCGAAACATTTGACGAATTGCTTGCGACGGTCGACGATATCAAGCGCCGTGCGCAGGCGGGGCAATTCCCCTTCCGATCGATCGTACTCGATAGCGCCACGGCGACCGAACAGCGCATTCACGAAAAGACGATTGCGAGCGACAAGGATTACAAGCCGGGCAATCCCAAGGGCGTTACAATGGAAAGCGCGCTAGGCGGATACGGCAAGGCGTACGGCTATGCGAACGAACAATTCGGCAAGCTGTTGACCGCACTTGACGAACTGGCGTTTTACGGCGGCATTAACGTAATCTTCACCGCGCATGTTTTCGCGTCGAAGGCGATCGATCCCGCGTTCGGCGAATATGACGCTTGGGATTTGCTCTTGCATTCGCCGAAGAATAATAAGAACTACGGCAAACGCGAAATGTTGACGCAATGGGCGGATATGATCGCGTTTGTTCATGAACCAATGTTCATTACGAAGGGCGATCAAATTCAACAGGCTACTTCAATGAACCAAGGGCGAGTTGCGGGCGTTGTTCGCAAGCCGTCGTATGTCGCAGGCAACCGCTTCGGCATATCCGGCGAAATCCCGCTTCCAACGGCTCCCCAGGGTACGCCTTCGAATTTGATTGCAGGACATTCGTGGAACCAAATCGCCAACGCCGTAAACGTCGCGACGGGCGGGGCAATCGATCTTTTCAATCGCGACGTATAATCGAAAGGAAGTCAAATGCCTGCATTCCAGTTTGATAGCAACGGCATCGATCCGTCGTACGGCGGCGGCTCGCAACTGCCCGTCGGCAAGCATCCCGTCGTTATTGTGGGAAGCGAACTAAAGCCGACCAAGGACGGAACCGGCGGTTTTCTCGCACTTACGCTTGAAGCGATCGACGGTCCGGCGAAGGGCGTTCAGCATATCGACCGCCTGAACCTTCACAACAAGAACCCCGACACGGTTCGTATCGCCAACGGGCAGCTTTCGGCGTATTGCCACGTAACCGGCGTCTTCCGCTTCCAGGCAACCGAAGAACTGCACGGCAAGCCGTTCGTCGTCGACATTGCCCCCGATCCCGACGAACGCAACGCCAACCGTACGAAGATTGGCAAGCTGTTCGATATCAACGGCAACGAACCGAACAAGGCCGGTGCGGGCGCACAGCAGGGCGGCGGCTTCGGCGGCGGTTCGGCAGGCTTCGGCGGTGCGAGCGGTGCGCAACAGGGCGGGCAGCCCCAGGGCCAGCAGAGCGGCGGTTTCCAGCCGGGCGCCGGTGCTGCGCAGGGCGGGCAGCCCCAGGGCGGCAATCCCCAGGGCGGGCAGGCAACCGGCGGCGGTTGGGGCGCGCAAGGCGGCGGGGCCGGTGCCCAGGGCGGCGGCGCGGCAGCGGGCGGCAATGGTCAACAGGCTTGGTCGCAGGGTTCCGGCGGCGGGGCGCCCGGTTGGGGCCAGCGTTAAGCGTCGATCGGCAGGGGCTTCGGTCCCTGCCCTTTGATGGATCATGCCGGGCGTTTTCGTTACGACCGTGCGTAATCGAACTGTGACGACTGCGGTTCGACTAACCGGCATGATCCTTCAAAGGGGATTTGACGTGTTCGACTTGTCGTTTCAAACGGAACGCGAAAGGCTCGCCGCGACTATTAGCGCGGAAGTCGAAGCCGATAGCGTTGCTGAATACGAAGAAGGGCCGCGCTGGCATCTTGGCGGTTCCGAAATTGGCAAGCCGTGCGAAATGCAGCTTTGGGCGGGCTTTCGTTGGCTTCGGCAGGAAAAGCACGACGGGCGAAAGCATCGGCTGTTTAAGCGCGGTCATTACGAAGAACCGCAATTTATTAAGCGGCTTCGTCGCATCGGCTTTGAAGTTTTCGAGTTCGACGCGGATGGCAAACAATACAAAATCAGCGGGCATAAGGGGCATTACGGCGGTTCCCTTGACGGTATCGCAATTGCTCCCGCGCGCTATGGCTTGCCGGGGCCGTTGCTTGTCGAATTCAAAACGCATAACGAAAAGTCGTTTGCCAAACTTGCCGGGCCTATCACTTCGAAATGGCCAGTATTAACGCGCAACACGGCGAAGGCTGAAGGTATGCGCAAGTCGAAGCCGGTGCATTTCTCGCAAATGTCGTCATACGGGCAGGCGTACGCTTTGCCGTACGGGCTGTATTGCGCAGTCAACAAGGAAACTGACGAACTTTATTTTGAAATCATTCAGCTTGATTTCAACCACGGCGTTCGCTTGTACGAAAAAGCGGGCCGCGTGATCTTCAGCCAAACGCCCCCCGCGAAGATCGCGCAAAGCGCCGCGTTCGGCGAATGCAAGCTTTGTCACTATTCGCCGATATGCCATCACGGGGCCGCGCCCGAAGTCAATTGCCGAAGCTGCGAACACGCTTCGCCCGTCGACGGGGGCGAGTGGCATTGTCGCATCTTCGACGGCATTATTCAGCGCGAGTTAGTCCCCCAGGGTTGCCCACAATGGCGCCGGATCGTATGACGCGGGAAGCTTACGTTAAAGCGTTCGATCGCGCTTTAGAGCGGTATAAGCTTTTGCTTATACCGTCGGAAGAAGAACAACTTCGGGCCGATTTTGCGAGCCAATGGGCGTACAACGAAATGGACGAAGGAAAGCCCTTTAGCGAACTTCAATGGGCTGCCGATATCTATGTTAATGCGATAACTTCGTATCGTCGCATTGCGGGAATTCGTCAATGAACGCGCCGTTCGCGACAATTGGGCACAACGGCGGGCCGTCGCTTGATCGATGGTATCAAGAGGAAGCGGTTGACACGCTCTTTCGGTACTTCGACGAACACGGCGGAACCGACGCCGAAGGGCGCCCTATCGAAGCGAACCCGCTTATCGCCCTGCCGACGGGAACAGGCAAGTCGTTCGTTATCGCGAAGTTCCTTCGGCGAGTGTACGACGTATTTCCCCAAACGCGGGTTATTATGTCAACTCACGTCAAAGAGTTGATCGAACAAAACGCGAAGCAACTGCAAAGGGTTTGGCCGAACGCGCCGCTTGGCATCTATTCCGCCGGGCTGAAGCAAAAGGACTTTATACAACCGATCATCTTCGGCGGCGTCAAATCAATGGTTCGCGGCGTCGACGAAGACGGGCGTTCGATCTTCGGCTTTCGCGATCTAATGATTATCGACGAAGCGCATCTAGTCGGACCTTCGGCGGATAGTTCTTACGGCGACTTCATTCTTCAGCTAAAGGCGATCAATCCTTATCTGAAGATCATTGGACTTAGTGCGACAATCTATCGTCTAGGCATGGGGCTTTTAACGAACGGGCCGATATTTACCGACATTGCGTACAACCTTTGCGATATTCAAGGTTTCTCGCGCCTGATTGCCGAAGGTTATCTTTGCCCGATTTTCCCGAAGAAAACGGCGACTGAACTTGACGTATCGGGCGTCGGCATGTCGTCAACAGGCGACTTTATCGAAGGCGCGTTGCAAGCTGCCGTCGACAAAGACGACATTACGTACGAAGCCCTTTGCGAAGTCGTTCAACAGGGAATGCAGCGGCGATCTTGGCTTATCTTCGCGAGCGGCATTGAACACGCCGAACACATCGCGGAAATGTTGCGGTCGACCTTCGGCGTTCCGGCGGCTGCGGTTCATTCAAAGATGCCCCAGGGGCAGCGCGACGAAATTATTGCGGCGTTCAAGCGCGGCGAGTTGCGTTGTATTGTCAACAAAGACATTCTTACGACGGGCTTCGATCATCCCCCGATTGATCTAATCGCAATGCTTCGGCCAACTATGTCAACCGGGCTATGGGTTCAGATGCTAGGGCGAGGAACGCGCCCGTACGACTATACCAACCCGCAACAATATATCCCCGGTTTCGAATTCATTAAGCATCATTGCTTAGTGTTGGACTTCGCGGGCAATACGCGCCGCCTGGGGCCGATCAATGATCCAGTAATCCCGAAGCCGAAGGGCAACGGCAAGCCGGGCGATGCGCCTGTTAAGATTTGTTCAGTCGGCAAGATGATAGACAAGCAAGCCGGTTGCGGGGCCTACGCTCACACTACAGCCAAAGAATGCGTTGTTTGTGGGGAAACATTCGACATTCAATACGAAGGGCCGAATATCGACGGCACTTCCAGCAACGAAGAACTTCTTCGGTCCGACTTGCCGGTTGTTGAATACTTCGACGTTTTGCGCGTCGTGTATTCTCCGCATACGTCGCGTTCTTCGGGCAGAGCGTCAATTAAGGTTTCGTACTTTACCGCCGATCTTCGGACCTTTTACGAATGGATTACGGTTGAAGGCGACGGCTTCCCCAGGAAGCGGGGCCGCGATTGGTTTCGCCAACGGGCGCCCGTCGAACCGCCGGAAAGCAACGCCGAAATTCTCGCAAATGCCGGATACCTTCGCACGCCTCGCCGCATTCGGGTTTGGCTGAACAAGAAAAATCCCGAAGTGTTAGGATATGAATTTTGACCGATTGGCGCAATCGCAGCCCTGAAGGGATAGCGGACCTTTCGCGCTATATGGCCGAATGTCTTGCCGGTTACGTAATTAAGACGGCGCGAACGTGCGTCCTTTGCAGGAACTTCGACGAACCGTCCGAAGCCTGTCGACTGAACGGGCAGCGACCGCCCGCGCGAGTGATCGCGTACGGTTGCGAGTGTTTCGAACTGAAAGGCTGAACAATGGCAAGGCGTCCAAGCAAAAAAGCAAAGTCCGAAGCGGCGTCGAAACTCGCCGAAGCTTTGAACTTCATTGCGCCCGCGTACAAAGACGGCGAAGAAGCGTACAAGGCGCACGCTCGCCTAGCTGGCAAGATGATAACCGCAACCGACGGCGTATTTTCCGCCGGGCATAGCGTCGAAGAAGAACTTGCGTTATGCCCACATATCGGGCGGTTTATCGATGCCTTGAACCGGGCCGGTTCGACGCTCGCGCTAACCGAAAACGAAAACGGCACGCTGCTAGTCAAGGGCGATCGTATTCGCGCGACGGTTCCTTGCCTTGCGGGCGATCAAATCCCCCAGGCGATGCCCGATCCCCGATGCGCCGCGATCGATGATCGGTTGAAGGACGGGTTCGCCCGGCTGTTGCCGCTTATCGACAACGAAGGCGAGCGCGTTGTTGAAGTGTCGGTATTGCTTCGAGCTAATTCGATGACTTCGACGAACGGGCGGGTTATCTTCGAATATTGGCACGGCATTGATCTTCCGCCGGGGCTTGTGATCCCGAAGACGTTCGCGGCAGCCGTGGCGGGTTGCGGAAAGAAGCTTGAAGGCTTCGGTTTTTCGAACAAGTCAGTTACGTTCTATTTCGAAGACGGCTCTTGGTACAAAACGCAACAGTACGGCGACAAATGGCCGGAAACTTCGCACCTTTTCAATTATCCCGCGTATCCAGCTGCTGTGCCTGAAGGGTTGTTCGAAGCGGTTAAAGCCGTGGAAAGCTTCAGCAAAGATGGGCTTATTCATTTCCACGACGAAAAGGTTAAGTCAACGTACGATAAATACCAAGATTTCGGAAGCCCGGTTTACGGTGCGACGTTCGACGTTCCGGGTTTGCAGAAAGGGCATTCGTTCACGGCGAAGCTTTTCCGATCGATCGAACCCGTTTGCGCCCAACTCGATTATACGTCGAACGACGATCGCGCGTTCTTCTTCGACGAAACAGGAAGCCTTCGCGGCTGCATTATGAAGGCGCGGGCGGAAGCGCGCGAGCCTGCCCCGGAACCGCCTGCCGTCGTGGCGTCTTGGACGCTGCCCGACGACACTTCGGGAACGGAAGTCGGCGAAGCCTTCGCAGCCCTGCGCAGCGGCGTCCAGGCGGGCACTTGGGGCATTCCTGAAGCGTCGACCGCTGAAGCCCCGGCGAGCGATCCGGCGAACCCTTGGGCGGCTATTGTGGGCACGGTTCCCGGCTTCGTTGATATTGACGATGACGACGTGCCGTTCTAAGGCTTCGTTATGTTCTTTGACGATTCAACGTTAGACGATTACGCGCCGCTTCCGACGAAGCGTAAAGCCAAGCGATACGACGGCGTTTTAAAGCGTCTGTCGTACTCGCCGGTTTTGCGCAAGTTTAGCGTCTCGCCGTGGAATTATTCTGTCGGAACCGAAGTCGTTTTCGACGTTGAATGTTATCGAAACTACTTCCTTTGCGCCTTTAAGAACATTGCGACGGGCGAATATTTTTACGTCGAACACTACGGCGAAGGTCCGCTTCCCGAATGGATGCGAACCGAACTGCATAGGGCGCTGCATTGGTTCAAGATCATCGGCTTTAACTCGATTTCGTACGATATCCCGATGATCGAAGCGGCTTGCAAAGGCGCGACGCTATACGAACTGAAGGAACTTAGCGATGACATAATTATTCGCGACGAACGCAAAGCGAATTGGCGGGCGCCGTACAATCATATCGACTTGATCGAAGTCGCACCGCTTGAAGGTTCGTTGAAGCTTTATGCTGCCAGGCTTCATTGTAAGCGAATGCAGGAATTGCCGATCGATCCGCATTCGGATTTGTCGCCGCAAGACGTGATCGATACGCGAGATTATTGTTTTAACGATCTTGACAATACCGAACTTTTATACTCGCACCCCACATACGGGTTAAAGCCGCATGTTGAATTGCGCGAGCGGTTGGGCGCCGAAATCAATCAGGACATTCGTTCGAAATCCGATGCCCAAGTAGGCGAAGCGTTCATTAACGCGAAGATACGCGAAGCGCGCGGCTTCTCGCCGAAGAAGCCCGATTTGCCGGACGATTACGAATTCTATTATCAGCCGCCGGAATACCTGTCGTTCGATAATCCGCAGCTTCAGGAAGCCTTGCGGATTGTCCAGGCTGTCCCCTTCAGGCTGGACGGCAGCGGCGCCCCGGTCATGCCTGAAGCCCTGTCCAAGCTGTCAATTCGGATCGGCTCTTGCGTCTATAAAATGGGCATGGGCGGGCTTCATTCGAGCGAGAAGACGGCAGTCCATAAAGCGGACGACGAAACCGATCTAATCGACCGCGACGTAACGTCGTTCTACCCTTGGCTTATTATCAATTCAGGTTTCTTCCCGAAGCACATCGGCAAGTTGTTTATTGAAATCTTCCGCGATGGGCTTGTGCTTCGTCGAATGGAACTAAAGAAGCTGAAGGACAAGTTAGAAGCCGGATTGAAGATCGCGATTAACGGCATCTTCGGCAAACTTGGATCATTTTATTCGTCGATCTTTTCGCCCGATCTTCTAATTCAGGTTACGATAACGGGCCAGCTTGTTATCCTAAAGCTAATCGAAATGATCGAAGCGGCAGGAATTCCGATCGTGTCGGCTAATACCGATGGCGTTATTATCAAGTGCCCCAAGCACATGGCCAATATCTTAGGCGCTGTTATCGCCGAATGGGAGCGCATAACGTCGCTTCAGACTGAAGAAACGCGTTACGCCGCCGTTTACTCGCGCGACGTGAACAATTATATCGCGATCAAGGAAGACGGTTCGACGAAGGCAAAGGGCGCGTATTCCGAACGCGGTTCGGCCCAAAATTCCGCAATGTCGAAAAACCCCGAAGCGTTAATATGTTCGGACGCGGTGCAGGCTTTCTTGTCGAAGGGAACGCCGATCGAAAAGACGGTTCGCGCGTGCCAGGATATCCGCCGCTTTGTCGTCGTTCGCAACGTGCGAGGCGGCGCGCATAAAGACGGCTATTTTCTAGGCAAAACAATTCGTTGGTACTATGCGCAAGGCGTGCAAGGCGTAATCAACTATATCGCAACCGGCAACAAGGTTCCGAATTCTGAAGGCGCTTGCCCTCTTATGGAACTGCCCGACGAATGCCCGACCGATATCGCATATGAATATTATATCGATCGGGCTTTCGGAATGCTTGGTGATCTAGGGTACTTCGGTTCGACGAAACAAGGCGGATTGTTTTAACGCGTTCTTTAAAATTACTTCAGACCAAAAAGTTTGAAAACGCCCGCCGTAAAATTGGAGGCAGACTCTTGGAAGAACTTTATAGCATTCGGCGAAGAAGTTGACTTCCAACCTAGAGCACTTCTAGCGGTATATACAAGGTCACCGGAAGAGATAATGACGCTCTCTACATGCATCAGCTTCTTCTTTGCCCCTGCTATTCCGTTTAGGCTCATTTCAAATTCGTAACTGTCGTTAGTAGTTCCCATTGGTGAAATCTTAAACGAAGTCGTGGCGGCCTTGTGATCATTCGCTGACGTGCCGTCGGTTCCAAAATATTGGCAAGCCGTTACATAGTTAGAAGCCGTATCCCAAGTCGAACCGCCATTAGTAGATAGCTGCGCTCTGACAAAATCAGAGGCGCTACTACCAATATTCTCTACAATTATCTTGTAACTACGATATGTCGAATTATCGAACGCGGTTAGGGCTACAGATGCGACGGGGCTACTTACAGTGACTGTCTGTAGAAGGACCATATCGCTACTACCGCCGCCCGAAATCGTTACGGTAACCGCATGGCCTGAATTTGTGGCAGTGACGCCCGCGCCAACAAAGTCGATCGACGTAACCGCCGTGTCAAGGTTCGTACCTTCGTCCTTAACCGTGAGTGCGGAACCGCCTCCACCGGACGAAGCTAACGCCGTGCCGTCCGCCCGCTGATAAACGAAACAACGGAAATTGCCCGAACCTTCGGAAACGAAGCCCGCAATATCCCCTGCCGCCGTCGCGATGTTCGCGCCCGTTGGAAGGATCAAGCTTGTCGCATTATGCGTTAGGGTCAAAGAGCCGTCGAACTTCAGCCAAACCTTGCGCCCGGCCTTATCGACCGACAACGCGAGCGCGGTAATCGCCGTCGTGCCGGTGATATGAAAATAACCGCCTTCGCCTACGGTAAGCGTACCTGAACTGGCAATGTCGGCGCCCTTTTCCCACAATGCTGCAACGCTGTCGGGCGTCGACCTTTTCGAAGCGTCGGTTCCGGTAAGCTGTTCGGTCGTGCTTGCCAAGCTTCCGCCGCTAGACAAGACGCTCCACACAAGCGCGGTTGTGCCGATCGTCAACGGGCCATCCGTCGTGCAAGAATATTCGTTGTCCGCCTGGGTAGAACCTTCGCTAACCTTCACGGCGGCGCTAACAAGTTCGCTCGCTTGATCGGCATCGGCAGCACGCGTTAGGATGTAAGGGTGTGAACCGTCGCCAACTTGGGTTACGGTGTAAATGCCGTTGTGCGATCCGGTTCCTTCGTCCGCGACAAGCAAGCGATCGTTTGCAACCAGCGTTACGCCGTCTTGCGCGGCAAGTGCCCCGTTCGCATTTCCGGTTAGCGTTGCGCCTACGCCGCTTGTGCCGTTCGCGTAAGTGTTTGCAGCGAGTGCCGCCGTCGTCTTGGCGCGAACAGGGTTTTTCCATTTCAGGTTTGAAAGGATATAGTCGCGAAGTTGGCTTGCGGTTCCTTTCTTAACGCCCGTCGCGCCCGCCTTGCGAACTGCGATAAGGTCGCCGTCTTCAAGAATATCAAGGGCGGTTGCGGTTGTAAGTTCGGTCATTAGAAATCAATCCTTTCGCCATCGATGCGAACAATTTCACCGTCTATGATCAAAGCCGCGCTATTTACGAAAATTGGCATCGGGGTTGATGCGATCGAATACAAGCCGCCTTTTTTGGCTTCGACATGGATAATGCAGTCGCCGCCCATGTCTTCCGTGATCGTCAAGTTATACGGCAAAGCTTCGTCGTCGGCAACAACCGTCGTCACGCCTTCGACTTCGAACGATATGCGATAAGTCGTGCCAGCTTCAGCCGTCGACGCCGCGTCGTCTTCAAACCATAGTTCGGTAAGGTCCAAGCGCGAGCGGGCGCGAGCATCGATCGAAACCACGTCCCCAGGGTCGAAAATCTGCCAAGGGGTGCGGTCCCCGTCGGCAGTTGCCCAATCGGGCGCGATAACCCGTTCTACCCTTCCCAGGGCCGTTTCTGGCGTCACCGTGGCATCGGCAACGGCGCTGCGGCCCGTGGCAGTCCGATCGATGAAATATACGTTCGCCGTATCGCCGGTTAGCGTGTCGCTTTCAAAGAAGCCTTCAGCCCCGTTGAAGAACCAAACGCGATCGTCTGTATTGTGGGCAAACCATCCGGTATCGATCATCGCCCGGCGAACGTCGTTTAAGTCAAACGTGCTGTCCCCGTTATCAGTCGAAGACGAATACGAAAGAATTTCGTTACCGATGACGATCAAACCGCCACCTTGGCGTTCGCTATCCCCTAGGGCGAGCGCTGCAACGTCCGAAACTTCCTTGATTGTGATTGCGCCGACAATGCCTGTCGCAAAGCCGTCAAAGCGCCCAAGCGGCCCCGCAAGCTTTGCGTTAGGCGTGTAAGGCGCCAACGACAAAACTTCAACGTCGTCTGGCGTTTCTTCAATGTATGCGTTGTATCCAAGCGTATATGACGAAGGCGCAAGCACGAATGAAGCGAAGCGAGTATAACCGACGCGCGTTCCCAAGCTAGATTTATAATCGAGGAAAGCAGGAAGTTCGAAAATATAAAAGGTCGAAATGTCAACCGGGGCAAGCGTTGTCGGAACATAACCTGAAATCGGCGGCGCGCTAACAACAGTCGTATCTAGCGAAAATTCATCCTGAACCGCACTTATTGATATTGAACCGCTTTGAAGCGTGCCGAAGTTCGGACGCTTGGCGCGCATAACCATTTGATCGATGCCGTATTCAGGCCAAGTAAAAACGAAGGCATCGCCAGGGCGAAGCGTAACAGCTTCACGGTTTAGCGTGAGTTCGGCAGAATAAAGCGGAACGTTCAGGTTCGATAACTCGCGCGCTGCGATAGCGTTGGCAAGGTCCGAAACGAAGACGCCCGGCATAGTGATTTCAAGCGGTCGCTGTCTTTTTTGAAAGCGGAGAAGCGAACTGTCTTTTGCGGTTGCAAGCTTACCTTGCGCGTAGCCGCCTTCGCGATCGGTATATTTGACGCGAACGACGTTGTTCGTTTCAGCCCAAAGCTTTTTAGTGAACTTGCGAACTTCAATGACTTGATCAGGGCCAATAACCGGCAAATCCGCAATCGTATAATCATTGCGAAGAAGCTTCAGATTAGCAAGCCCTGTCGATTGATCTTCGTAAACAACCGCGTTAATTTGCCGCAATATCGTTTTAACGGCGTCCTTTGCTTCGGTCGCTGTTGCAACGGAAATCGATATGCCGTTATTTTCGTCGAAGATTTTAATCGCAATTTCACGCCATTGTGTAACATTAATGCGGGCCGGATCGTACCCTAGATTTCCCCAATCCTCGCAAAGAATATCGTACAGTACGCAAACCGGGTTCATATCAAGGCCGTTGGGCATGATATGGCGCCCGGCTGTAACCCCCAGGCTGTTGACGAAATAAGCGCCTTCCACGGCAACCGTATCGATCGAAGGCGAGTTGCCCCACCAAAAATCGCGGAATACCATGTGCGCGACGCCGACGTACGCGGGAACGTTCGGGTTCATATTCGCAACTAGGTATTCGTCGCGGTCTTGATCGAAGTCGCCGCAATACATTGCAACATCGCCGAATATGCCGCCGCGATTGCCGTCGTCCGAACCGCCGTACAATTCAGGAAGATTGATCGGTATTACGTTAAGGCAAGTGCTGTCGTATAGGCAGCCTGCCCACACTAGGTTATTGCCGAACCACATTTTGCGGTAAACGACGCCCGGTCCAAGCGCCCAAGCAAGATCAACCGTGAGATAGTACCGATATCCGGTAATGATCGTCTTGGAACTGAAAATTCCCGTCTTGACTTTCTTTTTGATCGGAACCGCGCGATATCCGGTAATTGCGATCGTATTCGGCGAAAGAAGCTTTAGCGTTCCGTAAAAGCGCCCAACCGGCGAACCTTCTTCAGATCGCGGAAACTTGAATTCGTCAAGCCCTGCGGCTTTGGCGTTTTCGACCTTCATCTTCGGCGCGAGAAACGCCGTAAGGATGAACCCTATCGCGAAAAAAGCCAGGAAGAAGAACATAGTTCAGAGCGTCCAAGTTGTTTCAACGATTACGTCGTCTTGCGAATACGAACGCCCGTCAATCATAGTGAAGCGTAGTTTAAATCTCGGCGCACCTGAAAGCCCCATAACTAGCTTGTAATGCCACGACGAACTAAGCGGCACAATTTCGTTTATCGGATAATGACATTCGAATACGAAAGTCGTCGAACTTGTCCGCGTTGCCGTCCAAAGAAGTTGGCCGTCCAAATAATCGTAAGGATCGGGCGAATTGGTTTCGTCTATCGTAAAAGGAAAAATGTTGTTTATGTAATTAAGATGTACGCCGCCTGTGTTTGCGTAATGCGCCGGAAAGTTAAAGCCTGTCGCCGTATTGGCATCATGTATTGACCAATCCCCAGGTTCAGTAATTTCGATCGAAAGCGTTGCGTAAACGCCATCGAAGATCGCAGGCAAGCAAGCTTCGTCGGCAACGTCTTTGCCGGGCTCGATACCGTTGCTGAAGATGTTCTGCGGGGGAATGAACGGAAAACCGCCGTGCCGCTTCGTGTTGTCGAAGCGGGTAAGGCAATCTCCCGCCCAAGCAAGATCGCAGCCCGCTGCAACGACGATCGAACCGCCGACTTCGGCCCCTGCGAAGGGGTAGTTTACGATAATAACTTCGGCGACTTGTGCGACGATCATTCGGCGTTCACCTGACGTAAGGATTGCGTCGCCGCCGATCAAGTTTCCGTCAAGTGCAGGCGGCAGCGTGTCCAGCGTAATCGACTTGCCGTCAATGCCGACAATTGCGGCAGTTTCCGACCAAGCCGCAAAGTCGATACCGCAACGCGGGTCGTACAAGGTGTGATTGCACGGCGTTTGATAATAGACGTTCGGGAAGTCGGCGCTTAGGGCCGAAGCGAGTTTCGAGGGAACGCGAATTGTTGCTGTTCCACGTACGACGGATACGTTGTCAACGTCGCCTTTCCAAGCTTGAACGAATTCGCCCGCCGTATGGCCGCGAAAGATAGTCAACACAAGTTCAGGCGGCGAGATTTGAAATCCGTATATCGCGACAAGATCGGTTGAAACCGGAAGATCAACCGTGATTTCGGCGCCGTCGCTGTCATCGGTTGTCGTCGACGTGAACGCGGAACGCTTTAGCGCGAGCGGAA